TATTAGCTTTAAGGATAGAGATTTTTCTCTGAGTATTTTTTACAGCTTGCTGTTTGCTTTTTAAATTCTTAGCTTTATCTGCAGCCAGTTTATTATAGAGCTTTCTATTTGTAGCCGCTTCTTGTGCATCTCTAAGATAGCCCTTACCAGTTATCTTATATTCATACACCCATCTACCATTCTTCCAGACTCTGGACAGATACTTTGCGCCTTTCTTACGCCAGGAAGTACCTTTAGCAGAGTGTTCAAGGTAGTTTGAGCAAAAATCGTTTCTCATTTTGCTGCCTCCATAAGTTTTGAAATTAATCCTTTAATCTTCATTGGATTAACTTCATTGATCTTTCCTGTTGTTTTGTCTACAGACTTAATACCGCCATATAAAATCTGGTTATCTTTGCTAACAAGCTGAAAATAGAACTTTTCTTTTTCTTCAACAATAGAGTCAATAACAAGATTGGGGTATTTTTCTTTTATAAGCCTTGTGGCTTTCTTCTTATCCATGTCTCTTTTTCTCCGTATTGTCCATGGTATAAATTTCATACCATTCAGGCTCATCATGAATTTCTATTGGTTCATAAGAAACATAATTTTTAGCCTGTTCACTAATATCCTTGTCATCTACTCTAAAAAAGCTACAATATGTTACTGGGCCTCCATCAGAACCAACTCGATGAGCAAGATAACTTGTGTTGTCTAGGTACTCGGTTATATCGATTTCTCCGCCAGTCTGATTATTCTTTTCACCTTTTTGAGAATCATAAAATTTCACAGTTCCGTTTTCGGCAACATAGTTAAAAATATGCCCGCCACCAGAATTGTGCCTTTGTCCATTTTCATCAGGATCTGTTTGCGTCCAGTTTATAGTCATAAAGCCACGCTGATTTTCGCCGCCTCTTTCTATTATGGAACGCTCCAAATCAGATTTAACCATTTGTAGTTTCTCTTCTTCTGATGTCGCTTTTAGACCTAAAAAACCTTTACCGTAATATTCCGAATTTTCTTTTTTGGTTGTATCAAAATACCAATTGTATTTTGTCCCTGCTTTTGATTCGAAACCTTTGAAGGAATTGATGCCCCATTCAGAATATGCCATACCATCAATATCTGCTCTAGATTTTACATCATATCCTCTCATCTGAAGCTCAAAGGCTAATGAACAAGAGCCGCAGTTACCATTATCTGTTCCAATATCAACATCTTTGGCTATTTGGGCGGGTGTTTTCTTCTTATCAAGAACCGGTACATCTTGCATATATTCGTAGTCTTTACTAAGAATATTTTTTCTGTTTAGATACCTATTGTACTCATCTTGAGAATAGAAATACCTATATTTGCCATCTGCAAGTTTGATCTTAGAAAAATACTTGTACCATTTGGATTTTCTAATATTATAGTCAAACTTGCTTAATGACTCAGAACCATGGTTTTCTAATACTGAATCGATTTTATCCTGTGATTCCTTAGATACTTTTATGTCTTTAAGCTTAATGGATTTGAGCTTGTCGTATGCCTTTTGAAAACGGTTAACTACTTGCTTGGCTACAGTTTTGGCTTTCTTATAATAGTACCTCCATTTTCCATTCTTCCATACACGTTCAATGTACTTGGCACCCTTTTTACGCCATGTCGTTCCCTTAGCAGAATGTGCTATAAAATCGTTTCTCATGGCTTCTCCTTATTCAAAAGCATCTAAATTATTCTTGTATGCAACCCAGGCATCCATCATAGCAGCTACATTATCAATCTTCTGGTCATAACGCTTTTTATGGAGCTTTCGGTTTCCATTAGTATCTTCTATAACAATGCAGTTACCCATGCAGAACTTCATGAGCTCTTCGTCAAATAGGAGCATTCTTTCTTCAGACAACTTCTTAAGTTCTCCAAGAGGAACAGACTCTGTCTTTGCTCCCTGAATAACCTTAACTACTCCAAATTCTCCGTTTTCAAGAGACCATCTTTCAACAAATTCTTTAGCATTGTATGGGTCATAACCAAAACATCTTACGTCATAGTCTTTTGATATGATGTACTCGTCTAAATCGTCATAAACCGTCATCATGTTAAGAACTATACCGTCAAGGACTATAAGTGACCCTTCTTCCATGAACTGGTCATACTTTATTCTCATTGCTTGTGGGAGTTTGTTTAGAGTATCTGAAGAGATATAGGACCTTGTTTTTATTCCGAAACTCCCATTTTGAAGTGGGAAGAGGAATGTGAATGCACAGAAGTCATCACCCTGTGAAAGATCTGCTCCAAGAGCACATGGCATCTGCCAATACTCCTTCTTTCTATGAGGAAGAGTTTCTTCATAGGTAAAGAAATATGTATAGCCTTCCATTGGTATGCCGAAACGCTTAGCTAGGATATCGTTTCTAGCCTGAGGAGCGTTCTCAGCTCTTTCAACATCAAGCTGATAGGTTTCATAAGAAACTGTTATACCAATATTCGGATTGGCCTTAGGCCACATATCTGGGTTTGCTACTTCTTCAAGAGAGTCAAGCTTATACCACCATATTGAAATGTGTGGAGCCTTATACTCTCCTTTTAAAATCTTCTTAAGCTCAATCTTAATGTCATCTCCAGAGCCATTTCGAACACAACCCTCTGAGCTTGTCGCTATGATTAGATAATCGTCAAGCTTAGAAGCACCCTGCTCGATGGCACCGATAACATCTTCTCTAATATCACCTGAAAGCCACTCATCAATTGTTGCATACTTTACTCTTAGACCCTGAAGCTTATCAATTGTCATAGGTCTTATCTCAAGAAGTGAACCAGTAAGGAAGTTTTCAATACCCTTCTTGGTTGATGCTAGCTTCTGGCGATTAGCTTTAGAGCCAGTTGTGTTCTGCATAGAGCCTTCTGTTAAAAACTTAAATAATGCTCCACGCGCGCGTATAATAGCAGTTCTGATTGGTGATAATACCTCATCAGCCTGTCTCATTGTTGGTGCCGTTGTGATTTGGTGAGTTGTGTCTGGATCGACATTAAGACCATAGGACTGATGGCATGAATCATAAAGTGATTTTGAACCACCTCGTCCTAGAATTAGATATTGTTTTCTTGTAAGTCTCTTTTTAAAGACTTTCTTAACATACTTTTTTTCATCCGGATCGTAGACTGACTTTTCCTCAAAGAAATACCATCCAAGTACCTGTTCAGCCCAGAGTTTAAAAGTATCTAGAAGGTGAAGATCATCACCATCTGTAAGGGTCATTTCTTCTTCACAGAAGTCTATCCATCCTTCCACAGGATCTGGGTCATAGTAAACGCCTGGATTGGCTATGAGGTCGTCAATCCTGTTCATCTCAAGGGACACTTCTTGGTTTACAGGAATTTCGCCCCTGATTACAGCATCCCTAAATTCCCCATAATACTTAGGGACAGCTGTTGATGATAACATTGTTTAATACCTCTTAATCGTCTTCTTCGTCTTTCTTCTTTTTCTTCTTATCATTGCCCTTTTTGATGTAATCCCACTTATCATCAGGATTTCTGAAATTATGGAATGTAGCCATGGTGTCATATGTGTCCATAGCTATATTAGCCCAGTTTCTTACTTTGCCAACCTTATCCATGATCTCATCTACTTTTTCAAAGTTAGACTTTGTTTCGGCAGCTGTCATTCTATCCAGCTCTTTTTCCCATCTAATTCGGTTAAGGGCATCGGAAAGTTCCTGGTTAGTCATCTCTCCTTTGTATTTTGCAACCTCAGATGCTTTACCAGATTTTAAAATCTTACTTTTCTGCTCCTGATAATCTTTAGCAAGCTTTTCCTGCTTGGCCTTTTCAGCTCTAGCTTTTCTCGCTTTCTCAAGTGCAGCTTTCTGCTTCTTAGCCTTCTTTTTAGCCTCGCTCTTTTCCTTAAGAGACTTCATCCAACCGGCTTTCTTCTCAGAGGCAGAATGTTTGTTTGAATCTAATGGATAAGGTGGTCCATTTTGCTGCCCCCACTTCTGTCCGAGGATGCCATGATGCATAAGATAGTTACTTTCAAAGTCGTTTCTCATGTCTCCTCCTTATTTTGAACCGTAGTCACAGGCAGCGTTGAGTCTCCACTCTAGCTCTGCGCATTTTGAATTCCATTCCTGAATAAGAGCTGAGCTTGCAGTTGATAAGTCAAATAGAAGTTTTACCTGCAAAACCATATAGCTCTTAACCATATTGAGTATTGGCTCATCTTCTGTAAACTCATCCCATTCAGAGCTTTCATCTTCTATAGAAAAGCCATCTTCTGGACCAACACCCATCTGTTGCAGTTTTGAAAACACGGTATTGATATGGATAATCAAATCTGTGTCAAAGTAAGGGTCAGATCCAACCATCTTTCGAACTGATTTAAGGATGCTATTTCCTGTGTTATCCATATCGTTCCTCCCAAACAGTTAGATTATTTTGATATATTTCTTCATTGCATATCCATTACCAGTTGGGTCCTTGGGATCGGCGTCAACGATTCTGATCTTGTACCATTCTCCTGATTTATTCTTTACTGTCTTATCAGGATCAACTACCTTGATCTTTACACCTTTTCCAAGGATTGCAATCTGGTTATTGGGTTTTACTTCGGGTTCTTTTCTAATATTAAGTGACACGTCTACTCCATCTATTACTGCATCGACTACGTTTTCAACGGGTTCCTGGATTTCTTCTTTTACTTCTTCCTGAATAGGTTCTTCTAATGATTCAGGTTCTTTAATTTCTTCTGGTACTGCTACAGGTTCTGTGGCCTTCACATTCACCTTGGCAAGTTCCTTATTAAAAAACTTGTCTTTATGCTTTGCCATTTTTATTTACCTCCATGGTATTGTATCGTTTGGCCTTCGCTCTATGATCTCGTCTATCATAAGAAGTTCTTCATCGCCATAATGAATAGCGTTGTGCGTTCTTGCTGAAACACATATAACATTTTCCTCATCAAAGATTGCTGGGCTTCTGTTATACATATCCTCAATAGTGATTGGATTAATATGATGAAGCATGATCTTACCTTGTATAGAATATCCATCCATGCCAAGGTCACAGCCATTATCTCTGATAATCATGTCTCGTCTGAACGACTTCCATTCAAGAGAACGATAGAGTGTTTGGTTTAGATACCTATCATTACCAAACGTAATCTCTCCAGCTTTTCCACCAAGACGTAAATACCTATAGCGTTCTATAAAAGAAGGAATCTGGATAAGATCTGAATATGTTTTGATATTACTCTTCATTACTTCCTCTATACTTCTGCATAGCTTTGATTGCATCGGCGTATAACTTCTCAACATTCTCTGCAGACTCAATTGCTGTTGTCTTTGCAGCGAGAAGTTCATTCTCACGCCTTAGCTTTTCAAGTTCTATTTCATTCTTGACAGTTCCGAGCTTTAAAAAGTGAGTAATAACTTGTGAAGAGGCTGTGCCATCTCTAAGTTGTTGCTCTGCTCGATCAAAAGCAAGGGATATGAGTTGGTTCTCCCTTTCTTCTGCTGTAGAAGCTGGGTGAGATTTGCCTTTCTTTGAAAAGTCACCATCACTTTCTAGTGGCTTTTGGGCTCTTCTTCCCATGACTATTCTCCTTTACTGCTTCTTTTAGGCATCTTTAGAAGAGATACATGCATCTTTTATACCGCTTTTAACAGAACTATAAGGAGCCTATTAACCACGAAAGGAGACAAAGTTGGCTATGTGGGGTGTGCCGAATTGCCGATGATACATGTACCTCCTCTAAGGATGCCTAAAAGGCAAAATATAATTATTCCCCCGGGGAATTTCCGAAG